GTTGACTTGTCAGTCAGCTGGACGCCGCTTGTGTCCAAATCACTTATAATCTGATCAACGGCAGTGTTTGCCTTAGTGTCAATTTCGGAAAGATCCGCCACCACCTTTCCTACATCTGTTTTCGCAACAGAATCCAAACTTTCAATCACAGCTTTGTTTGCGTCAATTGCTTTAGTCAGATCAAGTTTTGCCCCGCCAGCTGCTTGCGCCTTGATTGCCGCATCATTGATAGCCTTGAGCTCTGGCAATAGCGGATCGCCAGTTATCATATTGCTTGTTACAGCTGCATAATAATCTGGATTCTCAAGAAATTTGTTTAGCAATCCGATCTTTGCCGCTTCACGCGCGGCGTCAACCGTAGCAGCAATCCCAGAGTTCGCTGGAACAGGAAGTGTTTTGGTAACAGTGCCCGTACCATTTTTAGCGGCATCCTCAAGAGTCTGATTTACAGATTTGTTTACATCAACGCCTGTTAAATCAATCTTCTGATCAGCTATGCTTGTCTTGCTAAGATAATCAGCATCGCTCATTATTTTTTTAGCATCAGACTCAAATTGAGCCCGAAACTCGTCAGCTGTCAGGCCTTTGTTTTTTATCTGATCAGCCCAATAATCTTTCTCCTGCTGAGAAACGTTGTTTGTGCGTCCTATAGAAGCATAGGCTTGATCAATAAGGCTCTGTGATGCATCTGTAGCAAATTGAGACGCAATCTTACTTGGCAAGACTCCACCTTGTTCAAGTAGACCTTTCCAATAGTCATAATCCTTTTGATCAGGGTTTTCGAACCCTATCTCTTTATAATTTTTTTTGATAATTTCATCAGAATAACTGTCTAGTTTTTGTTTCAAGACATCTTTAGCGGCATCGTATTGTTCGGCGCTCGGCTCTAAAAGATTTTTAACAGATGGATCAATTAAATCCGCAATATCTATTATTTTAAGTTGAATGCCTGCTCTATTCTGCGCATCTTTAGCAATCGCAAATTTCTCTTCCGCAGAAATTTTTGGATCGTTTAATTTCTCTTGAATAGAAGCGTCGATTTTTGCGTTAGCTTCCGCATTAATTCGCGCAACCTCAGCCATATCTATGGAAGGCTCTACAATTTCGCCAGAAATGATATTGCCTTCAGAGTCATAATAGGAGTTGGTTTCGTAACCTCTAAGGAAATTCAAAGCATTTTGATCTCCAGAATGATCGTAAAGCCATTCTCCGGCCTGCCCCTTGCTGGCAGCGTCCATGATAGATGTTTCATATGAAGTTGCGCTCATATCCTTTGGCTGTAGATACCCTTCTACAGTATTACCAATGCCGCCAACTGCATCATTAATAACTTTAGACAGTCCGCTTCCTACATAAAGACCAGATTGCAACGCCCCTAACAAAGAGCCCTTTGCCGCTGTTCCTATGTCTTGCCCTCCAGCAACCCCAGCCAGTGTTCCTGATATTTCTCCCGTTATCGCCGCTGACACTCCGCTGGCCAGCTTCCCAGACATGCCCATAGAATCGGTTACAAAGTTATTGATAGATGGGCCAATGGCTGAAGAGACACCGCCGCTAACGGCGCCCATAAGAGCGCCCTTTCCAATGTCACCACCTTGAATAGCCGCAGACAGTGCGCCAGTACCAGCGCCAATAACCGCGCCTCCAAGGGCGCTTGCAATTAAAGTTCCGCCCTCAATAGCAGCGACAGCGCCTGCGCCGCCAAGTAAGGCTTCCCCTACAACAGCTGCTGTGATTCCTATTTCGCTGAGAACAGCAGCGGCAACAAAGGGTATTGCGGGCATTACAGATCCACCTCAAATTTGTAGGTCATGCCTTTATCAGTCTTTTCTTGACTGATATTAACAGGCAATCCCGTCTGTTGCGCGATCTTAACGAAAGCAGGCGATTCAGAATAAGTGATGGCCTTCTTGAACCCCATTTCCTTAATGGAATTGATACCCGCACGATACCTCAAAATAAGATCATTGATTGGCTCAATGGTAAAGGTATGAAACTCCACGACACCGTCATCAAGCGGTTTAAGCATAAAAACTGTATTTCCAATTTGCAAAAGTTGAATCATTTTCTCTTGCATCATGTACGCAATGGTCTGCAAAGCCCGATTGATGTCGAGATTGGGATCTTCCTGCGCGATACTTTTCTGTATGATTTCTGTCGAAGAAACTTGCTGAGCTTGAGCGTTCAAGGTTAATCCCCTTTGTGTACTGGTTGATTGTGGTTCTTCTTTATCCAATCTTTAAGATGGTGCGAATCCATCTCAACGACTGATTGAATGCGCTTGTGGCCCAGTCCATCGCTGAACGAATGAGTGTAGTCACGGAGAGCATGTGAGCGATCCTTGTACCCTAGGAGCACCTTGTGCTCGTTGAACTTGCCGGTGTGAGGGTGCTGCTGGTTGATGACAAAGACACGCTTGCTGTCCTTGTGAGGGCCGACATAGGCGTCAACGCTCATTCCGTCCGCGTCTTTGCGGGAATGGTCAATGTAGCCGTAGTCGGCGGCCATGCGAGATGCCCCGCTGTCCTGCCGGTGGCGGATCTCGCCCTTGTGCTCCTCGAGGGACACCGGCACACCGGCTGCGGTGGTGTGGCCCACGGTCGCCCTGCCGCCCGTGGCAAAGTTCGCCGTGTAGCTGCCGCCCACGTTCACGCCCTTGGTGGTCGGGTTGTAACCTCCATAGGCGCTGAACCCGCCGTCTTCGCCGCCTTGGCTGACGTTCGCCCCGTAGGATCGACCGCCCGGCCCCTGCTGAGCCGTTATCCCAAAGTAGGCGTCGGAGTCGAAGGGCTGTCCACCAACGCCGATCTGCTGGCTGACCGGTGCGCCCTTGAAGGCGGGCTTGTTGTACTGATAGCTGAGCGGGCCCGCCTGAGCCCTGCCGCCGACCATCACGGGCTGCCCGGTGATCGGGTCGGCTGCAACCATCACCCCGCCACCGACAGGGCCCTGCGCCCCAATGCTGGCGTTGTAGCCCTCCCTAGTCCTGCCTGCGCCGGTTGCGATCCAGCCTGGATTGGTGTTTGGGCGATCCCGCATCTCAAGCTCGATTCGCTTCATACCCTCGGTCGGGGTCTCGCGGCGGCCATACTGATAGAAGGCTGGGTCGAGCTCAGACGGCATATGGGTTGCCTTTCGGTCGTTCGTCACGGTCGCGTGGCTCGGGAGCCTCGGGTCGGGTTACACGGATCATATCACGGTCGGCAAGGTATCGTAAGCCCTGTACTCCGGCGTCCATCATGTCGTCATGGGGGATCGACCCCTCGCCGGAAAAGGTGCACAGCTGCTCGACCATGATCTGACTCCAGCTGATTGGAGTTCCGGGCATCTTCGTGCTCTCAGGCACCCAAATTCTCCCTGCGGCGAACAGGGGCGAGACGGCATGAAGACGGTCAAGCTTGCGGGCTCGTCCGGGGTTATAAGGCGCTGAGATGATCCCCTCTCGGGCAAGCGTCTGGCGCAGGCTGATACCCGATCCCTTATCCTCAATCAACAGCACGTCTGGTTTGCGGCCTGAATCCTCCATATACGAAGCCCCGAACATGGGCTTAAGAACTGATCGTTCTCTCGGCGAGTAGACGGCTTTCATTTCCTGCTTTACCCGCTTGATCAGATCGGGAAAGCCCAGCCGGTCTTGCCAGCAGTCTAGCAGGATGATGTCGCGACGCTCTTTTCCCATGCTGAACACGCCCCAGACGGCGCAGGCCGAATAGTCGGGATCGCCTCTGGTGGTGCTGCCCGTCTCTTCCGTAAAGGCAGTGTCCAGCGACATGACTATGAACTCAAGCTCCGGCAGAGGCTTTCCATTGGGCCATAGCTTGAGCCAGCTGCGGCGAACAACGCCCATTTCCTCTGGGCTGATCACCTCAGCATGAATCTCTTGGCGCCCGATGGTTGTGCCTTCGTAGCGCAGGATCTGGTCTTTGAATGTCGGCGCAAGATTTTCAAGGTTCGCATAAGTGCTGGCGCGGGTGATGATGACGTCCTTGCCTTCGCGCTTCAGAAGGTTGCGAATGATGTTGTTGGGCTTGGGCGTTGTGGTCGCGATAATGCGCGGCCTGTCGCCTAAGCGCATACCGAACATCAGAAGGTCAAAGGCTTCGTCGGCGCGCTGCCATGCGGCAAGCTCGTCCAGCCAGCCTCCATGAAACTGCGGTCCACGAAAGCGCTCTGGCTTCTCGGCGGTAATTCCTTTGATTGTGGAGCCGTTGACCAGCTTCAGTTCGACCTCTGATCGGTTGTAGGTCTCGACCACTTTTTGAGGAAGACAGTTGATCAGCCCGGATTCGCCTTCAAAGCAAACGCCTGTCAGATCGCCATAGGTAGGTGCGGACACAAGCCAGCGGGTATTGGGTTGCATAACGGCCCACATGCCCAGCACCTCGGCAGCGGTGCGGGTCTTGCCAGCGCCTCGCCCCGCCAGCAATAGCCAGATAGTCCAGTCTAGAGTTTTCGGGGGCACTTGATGGGGCAGACGTTTGACCATCCACCCCATCTGCCAATCGGCAATGGCGCGCTCTAACGGGGTTAGTTTCTGCCATGCCTGTTGAAGATCATCCATCAGCCCAGCTTGTACTTAGCGACGGTCTTGCCGCTGTCGTTCATGACGATGACGGTGCCGTGATCTAACAGATGAGGGTTTCTCGGGTCGTCTGTAGCCATTTCAAACCAAGCCGGTGCGCCCATCTCGCCGGGGTAATAGATGGGCAATTTCGTCTGGTAAAGACGAGTCCCGACCTCTAAATCGTGATCGGCAACGTGCATCACTGTAAACATGCTACTGCTCCTGCTGCTATGCCCTCTCGGGCCTCGGCGGGGATCCGCCAAGCTC